TATTGAGTTTTCAGGGGTTAGAAAAGATGAAATTGTAACACAAGTAGAAGTAGTATTCTTTGATGGTGCTAATAACTATGAGCGTGATGTTGTATTAGTTACTGATCCTGATTTAATAAACTTACCAGAAAAGAGTATTACAGTAGAACTACCTTCTTGCTCTAGACGCAGTCAGGCTATGCGATATGCTCAGTATTTATTAGCTAATTTTAAATATTTAAGAAGAAAAATAGCATTCTCTACCACTAGTGAGTGTGAAGATTTAAAACCTGGCTCAATTGTATCTATTTCAACTCAAAATGCAACTTTGAACCTAGGTTATAATGGTATAGTACAAGACGTTTCAGCTATTGGATCTTCTAATGTCAGACTTCAACATATAGGATTTCCTTCAATATCTGAAACTACTATAACAGCTAATACGCTTCCTTTAGTATTAAGGCATTTTAGCAATAAAAGTAATAAAGGATCTTTATATTTAGTAAGTAATACTAATTATACTATTGATAATACAGGAAACTCTTATTCAGGAAATGATTATCTTGAGGTTGTTGTTGATAAGATTTGGAATCCGCATATAAGAAATTTTGAATCTTTTATAGGATTTACTTCTTTTAACAATCCCGAACCTAATGATCCTTGGTCTTTTGGAGAAATGAATCCTAGTAGTTATTACTCTACTTCTTCTGATAAATTATTTAGATTAGATTCTATATCTTTTAATGAGGAAGGTGTTGCTGCTATAACTGCCACAGAGTACGTATCTAATGTATATACAGATAGTGATGCTATTATTAACTATGAGCCTACCCCTAGAAAAGTAATAGTAAATTCTTTTGTTAAACCTGCCCCACCTGTAGTATCTGTAACTCCTACTCCTTTTGCTAGCGCTTCAGGAGCAGTTACTACTAGTATTTTTGTATCTATCTCTTCGCCTACAGGAGCTGCTACTACTAGGGTAGCCTTCTTACCTCTCTCTTCTATTGTACCTATCCTCGGAGTAGTTATATGACAACAATTAATTTTAGAGTAGCTAATGTACAGCCTTTTATAGGGCGAGAAGGTGTTATTATTCTTGGAAAAAATGGATTTGAATCAGTCTTAGGACAAGTAAAACCTTTAGTTACTAATGCAGCAGTTTTAGACTCTAATATAGTATTTACTGTTTCTAATTTACATTTACTTTATGATGATAACTTTAATTGCCATATCTTAGATGCTCGTAGTAACGCACAGTTAGTTGCGCTTAGTGATACTGTTCCTAATAATTTAGCTACATTCTCAGTAAACTCAAAAACTGCTTCAAGCACTTCAGGTAAGATTGCAGGTACTGTTGGACATCAAACTACTTTAGATACTATAACAGCTAATATTATTTCACATAATATTAGTGCAAATACTATTAGTGTATCATTTAGTAATAACTCAGTAGCTACTTCTATTAAAAATAAACTTTTAGATGTTCCTTTCTATATTAATTTAAATCAAATAGTAGATAAAAGATTTTTATCATCTAATACTTTTTATATATCGGGAGATTTAAGACTTATATCTAATACTCATAACGTAACTAATTTAACAGGTAGTGCTAATTTATATTTAGGAACTACAGTGCCTCTTAAAGGACTTATCTCTACATATATTAACGGATCTATTGAAGAGACGAATGCTTTAGAATATTCTTATAATCCTGGTGATCAATATATAACACATAATCTTTCTAATTCAGATTTGATTATAAAAACAGTAGTAGAAGATTATACAGTTCCACATATTGAAGACATAGACACTGTTTATATTTATGACAATCAACAGACAGTGCAGATAAATGCTATAAGCTATTCTAGTAGTTCTTCTATTTATAATGCTGCCTTAACTGCTTCAGATTTTTTTAAAGTTAAACTTACAGATAATATATCTGCTAATGTAGCTAGCGCTACATTAATTAATATTACAGAAGACTTAATTGCAGATATTAGCGCTGTAAACGTTTCAAGTAATGTAGTATCAATAACTTATAATGAAACTGTATACCCTAATAAATTAAATCTTGTTAGTCAAGGTATTTACAGCATGGCACCTTTTGATTATGCTTTATTTAAAGATGTTGAGATTGTTGATGGTAAATTAACAGTACCTACTCTTGCGGGAGTATATGTGTTTAAAGTAGCCAGTGTTAACGAGTTAGGCAGAATAAGTACGCCAGTAACAAAGTCTATCTCTTTAGAAGATTTACCTATGGGTCAAGTTACTAATCTTATTCTATCTGAAATTCTATTTAGAGATAGAACTAAAGGTGTTATGTCTAGGATTAGTGGTTCTTTTACACACATAGAAGGTAGGAACGTTCAAGAATACGATATTGCATATAGAATTAATCTTGTATCAGGTACAGAACCTCATCCTAGTGGAATGACTAATTTTAACTCTTTTAAAATAGATAAATCAGGAGTAGGCACTGATGGCTTAGTAAGATTTACTATTGATAATATTGATCTAGGTAGAGCTGGTAATACTTATGAAATTGAAGTAATGGTTACTCCTATAAACGGTATAAATACAGGTATATATAATATTAAAAAACTAGAACTAAGGGGTAAATCTACTAGACCTCTTCCTGTAACTACTTTTGAAGTATATCAAACTGATAGTACTATTGTTTTTGAGGTTGATTATCCTGTAGATACTCAAAGTAATTTAAATGAATTAGATATTTTACATACAGAGATTAGATTACGATCACCTGTAACAGCTATTAATACTTTAGATCAAAGAGATTTTGCTTTTACCAATGGGGGCACTCTTATTTTAATACCTCATCCTCTTACTAGAGCAGAAATATCTGCTGAAAGATTGGGAGAAGGTAGCTTTACTTTTACTGCTAAAACTGTAGATACTAGCGGTAATAAGTCTTCTGATACTTTAGCTAAAAATTTAAGTATTGACCTTCCTTCTACTATTGTTCCTATTGCTGCGTGGAATGAGGCAAATCCTAATTCTAATGTTATTGTAGGATTATTTAATTCTAACTACGCAACAAACAATTTTGTTAGTGTTACAGATTCAGATAATGGAGGATTTGTTTATGACGTAGATCCTGTTACTAGTGCAATAGTAAATAATTCTGTTGTTCCTTCTACTGTTGCTGAAGATGCTAATGCTTCTGCTACAGGCTTTGCTTGGAGTTCAACAGCTAATGGAGTGTTAGATTCTACTGACTTAATTATCACTACGAACTATTCTTCTTATATAACCCCAGTTAGAGATTTAGGAGAGGTAGTAAAAGGCTCTTTAGTAATATCTAGTACTGTTGAGACACAACTAGCTAAAACCTGGTTAGAAATGTCTAATGATTTAATAGTAGGGGTAGCAGAACAATCTCCTAGTTCTAATGTACTATTTGATGCAGATTTTGAAATTGGTAATATAGTGGGTTATAATAATTCTAATTTTAGCTTCAGTTTTAGTAATGTTCACGCTACTATAGTAGATAATTCTCCTTCTACAAGAGTTTTTGCTATTGTTAACCCTGGACAAGAAGTAGTCGGAGAACGTACTGCTAGAGAAGATATAAGTAACGTCTTTAGTTATGCTCTTATTGCCGGAGCTATTAATGCACATGCTATTGAAATATCTAATGTATATTATGCAAATGGAAGTGTAGTGGTAGGGGGTAATACTAGTGGCAGTATTGCGTTGGCTAACTTAACAAGTGCCGGAAGCTCTTATAGATTAGTTGACTTAGCTCAGTTTACAGATGATGAGGCTCAACAAGACTACAGTCCTGATCTTGATATTTCTAAAAATGTTTATGTACGTTTCTCTTCTGCAAATGTTTTTCTGGCTCCAGATGTAGGATCTTCTAAGCCTCATGGTAATGTAGATGAAGAACTATTTGATGCAACTACATTAGAAGGTAACTGGACTCAACAATATTCAGGTATTAGAAGATTTAGATATTTTCAAGTTAAATTAGATATTAATATTGCCGACTATGGAGAGACAGCTAATGCTTACTTAGATCAATTTTATTATCAAGTATCAGCTCCTAGGAAAAACTTTACTACCACTGTTACTTCTACAGGTAATATATTAGGAAATGTTTCTGTAGACTATAGTAGTACAGGTTTTTATAATATCCCTTCAGTTTTCTGTCAAGTTTTAAGTGATGGATCATTTTTAGCAAAAACGAATAATTTGACAAATACTGGCTGTAATGTTAGAATAATTGATACTACTACAGGAAACGTTGTAAGCACTGAGGGCTTAGAAATTTTAATCTCTGCTACAGGAGCGTAATAAAAAATGACATTAACTACTTCAAATACTTTTCAATTATCTGTCTCTAGTGACACTATCGCAGCTTCTAGAATTTATTTTAATTCTAGTTTCAAAGCTTTACTTCAAAATTTTGCTAGTGCCAATGCTATTCCAGTAAGTACGAATTTAACTTTTGAAGATGGATTGCGTACTCCTGAAGACGGTATGCTTTGGTATAACCAAGATTCAGGAGGTCTATATATTAGAACAACTAATTTTGGTACAGGACCTTACGGTAATTTTAGACGTATGGGGATTAGTACTAGAGCATACGATAGCATATCTGCTGCAATGTCTAAGTCTTATGAGTTAGATACAGGAGAACTTATAGTAGTAGTTAAAGATTCTGCAGGTAGTGCGGCAAATAATAGAGTTTACTTAGTATCTGATGATAATAAAACTTTAGTAGATGTTAGTGTTCCTTATGAGCGTACAGTTGATAATACTAAGATAGCTCTTAAAACATTAACAGGTGCAGAAATAGCAAATAATACTATTACTGCAGATCACATAGCGGATGGAACAGTTATAGAAGCAGATTTTGCGGATGAATCAGTAACTGATCGTAAATTAGATTCTGCACTAGTACTATTAGGATTGGTATTATAAAATGGCATTTAAAATATACTTTTTCTTGTTTCTTATAATTGCATTTAGTAGTGTAGGTTTTGCAGGGTATAAGTATTATAAAGATTCTCAAGAAACTATAAGAATATTAACTGAAAATAATGCTAAACTAGAGGTAGCAGTAGCACTTAATGAAGAAACTATAAATTCATTACAGGCAGACTATGCTTCTGCGCAAACTCAGTTATCGGAACTAAATGCCGCCTTTATTTCTATTCGCAGACAAAATCAACAATTAGCCGACAAATTACAACAGGTTGACCTTACTGCTGCAGCTATTGCCAATCCTGAAGCTATTGAACGTGCGGTAAATAGAGGAAGTGAAAATGCAGGTAGATGTTTTGAACTTCTATCTGGAGCAGAATTAACTGAAAGAGAAAGGAACGCAGAAAATGGTATCGCTTTTAACAAAGAGTGCCCTTGGCTTTACGATGATTATCGTGCTCGCGGCTTGCTCAGCGAGACCCCAACCCCAGCCAATTGAGATAAGTACTAAGCCTGTACAAAAACCTTCTTTAACACTGCCTCCTGTTGACGAATTAAATCTTAGACCTGTTGAGTGGATTGTTATTAATGAAAATAACGTAGATGAAGTTATGAATAGGTTTAAAAACTCAGGTAAGTCATTTGCTATATATGGTCTTACAGGGGATGGATATGGAAACTTAGGTTTAAACTTTAGTGACATTAGAGCTTTAGTACAACAGCAACAAGCTATAATAGTAGCATATGAACGCTACTATCAGCAAGCAGAACAAGCTCTGGATGAGGCTGTTGTAGTAGAATAACTATAACATCCAAAGGAGAAAATATATGTCTAAACAACTAGAACCAAATTCAAAATATGCACAGTTTGACGCTGATGGCGATGGGATTGTAACTGATGAAGAAATGTCAAGAGCAGAACGTATGCTTCAAATTGAAAATGAAGACAAAAAAGAAGATGCTCAGCGTAATATGGCGTGGTTTGCTCTATTAGGTATGCTTCTGTACCCATTTGCAGTTGTAGGTGCCGGAATGGTAAGTTTAGAAACTGCTGCTACAATTTTAGGTGACATGGCACCTACATACTTTGTATCTGTGGCTGCGATTGTAGCAGCATTTTATGCAAAAGAAGGTTATACTAAGGGGAAGTAATACAAAATTTAAAAATTTAATTATTGGTAATAATCTCAATTATTGCTTATAATATAAAAAATCGGAGATTAAATATGGCAAAAATTGATGTTAATAGATCGATTACCCCACTGCCTAATGAAGCTAGAAATCTAGACTCAATGACAGAGGCTCAAAGGGAAGCACGTTATAGCAAACTAGCAAGTGCTGATAACCCTGTAATAGATGGGACTAGTCAGGTAAGAGGTCAATCAAGCGGAATGAATCCAATTTCAAATAAACCTATAAGGTAACAGGAGAATCATTATGAGACCAGAAGTAAGTGGAAATCCACGCGACTATGGCCATTCTAAAGGCGATGATAATAACTTTATCGAAACACCTGATGGTCGTGCTAAAGGAAAAAGAAATATTGCTGGAACCCCAGTAAATTCTAATGGTGGAACAACTGCTATGAGAAGTACTGTTGCAGGACCTGCTAATGCAGGAATGGCAAAAGTAGGCGGTGCAGCAATTGAAAATCACGTAGGGGCTAAACCTATGACCGGCGGAAGAGCTAATGCTCCTCTAAAGCCAGGGCATGAGCCAAAGCGCAGATAAAAATAAGGCGGGAAATTCCCGCCTTTCTTTTTACCTAATTCCTTCTAGAATAGAATTAAAAAAGTTTCGTTTATAGTAAAGCTCTAAATCTCCAAGACTTCCAATTAGTTTACCATCTGCGTAAATTAGGGGAGAGAAATTATGCCCCCTACTTAATGCATCTTGAGCACTACCCTCAGAAAATACTTGATAAGAAACTACTTCCCCATGTTCTTTAAGAAGTGCAAGTGCAATAGGTGTTAAATCACAGTTAGGCACTGCGTACACACTCCAACGCTTAGGGCGATAGGTATCTCTAGACCAGTGTTTAGGTTTTTCAAATTTAGGCTCTTCCACTTTAGGAGGGGCCTTTACTGTTTTTACGGCAGCAACCGTATTTGCTTTTTCCATATAATTATCCTTTATTAATATAACTAGCAGCTAGAGGAAAAATATGACTAATAGCTTTTGCTATTTCAATCGCAATTTCCATGTGTTCTTTTTGTGTTCCGTTGCCTGAACGTAGATCTATATAGTGAATCCAGGAACGAATAGTACCTTGCATGTATAGTCGAGAAACAGTATTTCCTTCAGGTAGAACTGCACGAGCTTGTTCTTTAGCAATACCATTGGCAATAGCCCAATCATAGGCTTCTTTAGCTGTTGTAATTACCTTTTCTTGTTGTCTTCGCCATTCTCGATCTAAATCACGATCAAAAGCTCTGTCCATATTCAAATTAATAGAGTCTTGTCTGTTAGTTGGGTGTTGTAACCTTGCTTCTCGTACAACAAATGATTCTTCTAACGCATCGACTTCTTTATAGCGCTGACTGAATTCTTGAAAAGAAAATGATCTATGACGAAGCATTTGACGAGCAATATCACGAGTCGTTTCAACTTCCATAGTAGCTGAAGCCATTTCAAAAGGCGACCAGTGGGCATGAGAACTTAAATAATTGAGTAATCTTTCTGAACTTGAAAAATCAGTTTGAAATTGGGGATTAGATACTTTAGCACAGTATGCAATAATATCTTGTATATTCTCTAACCCCTCAATCTCCCCTTCAATAGGTTGAGTACATGCAAAAAGTTTTACTTTCATTTTATACCTTTATTTTATTTAGAGCATTAGAAAGAACTTCTGAAACAACTTCAGGACTTTCTGACATAGAAATAGCAACATCAAGATGACTAGTTAAATCCATTAACTGTTTATTTAGCAAAAGAATCTCTTTGCCGCTATTAAGATTTTGAATATATTTAGATTTACCTTTTAAGGGTAAAGCAGCAATAAGATTATCAAGAGTTTTATATTCTTGTACTAAAGTTTGACTACGTTTTTTACCTATACCTTCAATACCTAGAATGCCATCACTCTTATCTCCTTCAATAATTCGAGAGAATAGAAACTCTTCGGGAGTAAGCTCTGTTTCTTCATAGAGAGAATCTAGTGTTATCTCTTTACGAGAAAACAAATTGAAGATACTAACGTTATGATCAAGAAGCTGATATAAGTCTCTGTCACTTGAAACTATCCATACATTATCATACTTATCTTTTAAGTTTACTGTAAGATAGGTAATGATATCATCAGCCTCAACACCTTTAAATTTATAGTGCTCAAAAGGTAGAATATCTGTGGTATCTTTCAGGCAATTGAAAAATCCGGTAAAACGAATCTGTTCTTCTTCTGTGCGCTTAATCTCTTTACGATTTTGCTTATACCCTGCAAAAATTGTTTTTCTATAAGCAGAGGCTCCTACATCAAAGCAGCAAATTGTTCTAAGTGCAGAATAGCTTTTAGCTAAACTACTAATTGTTTTAATATATTCTTGAGAAAAATTATCAAAGTTAGGACGATGCAAATACCTAAAGGCTAAGTTATTAGCATCAATAAGCAATAAATTTTTTTCTTCTAGCTTCTCTTGTTCGAGTTCAGCTAGATCATTCCAACTACTAGTCATTATTGTTATTCTCCATAATTATATAATCATAATATAATATATTTAATCGTTGTGCAAGTAAAAATTAAAAGAATGACTAGCTCTTTTTAGTAACTTCTTGAATCCAATCGTCAAATAATCCCATTTTAAAATACATATCTTCTATTTTAACGCTTATTTGATCACCAATTTCTATTTCATCATTCCAACATACATATATCTTACTTCTATCCCATTTATAAACTAGTAAAGGCTTACGTTTCATTTTATCAGCTTCTCTACAAGTTTGTTTCCAGAAATCTAGTAATAGGGAAGATTTTTTAGCACTAATTAAGTTGTTCCACGGTACTTCTTTATGGTGTTTTGCCTCTATACAATATGGAAACTCTGGTAGCCAAGGACAATAAACATCACCTTTAAGATACTCTAAGGCTCCTGAAAGAGGCACTCTTTCAAATTTATTATTAAAGTGTTCAGAGAAAAGATCTCTAACTACATATTCAAAAGACCTACCTTTTGTTTTACTTTTACTACTCATAATAACTCCCTTCAAGATAAGTGTATATAATTAAGCAGCAAAAGTCCATAAAAAAAGAGTCCTAATTAGGACTCTTTTGATTTTAAAATTGTAACCTCTGTCATACACTTTCGGGCTTCTTCGTAGTATCCTTGTCGGGCAAGCTCTGCTGCAGTTCTTGCATATCCAATTGCACAGAATATACGATTAGCTTTAGAAACCACATTACTAATCCAAATATAAATACTGTTAGTAGTGCTGATAACCATATCATTCATCATACCCACCCTTTTGCTTTAGAATTCTTAGGAAAAGAATTATAAGCAACCTCATAGATTCCTCCACGAGTAAGACCTATGTCTGTTAGTTCACTATCACTAAGTTTATTTAACTCTTCAACAGTTTTTGCTACATCTCTGTATCTTTTATAGTTACTCATTTGCTCTTCAAACCATGAAATTAGTTTATACGAGTAAATAGAGATAAAAGAAAGAGATTCAATTAAAAGTTTCATTATATTTCTCCTTGTTTGTTTATCTACATTATTATAATAACATAACAAGGAGAAAATAACAATTGTTAAAACGGCAAACCCGATATGCAAAATTTGCATAGCTTAGAGGCTAAAACCCTCAAATGTTTTATCGTTTACATCCTGCTTAGTTCCACCAATGACATAAGAAGAAATTTCAGTTTCTTGAGGTGCAACTTGTACCTCTGCTCCTGAAATCCATTTTTGAGTCCAAGGAAGTGGGTTAGCTCTCGGTACAGAAAATGAAGGTTTAATACCGACTGAAGTCATGCGTTTGTGAGCAATCCAATCTACATACTCTTTTAATAATTGAGCATTTAAACCAATCATAGAGCCATCTTTAAATAAATATTCAGCCCACTGTTTTTCTTGTGTGATAGCATCCATAAACATAGCTTTAACCTGCTCTTCACATTCACTTATGATCTGCACATAGTCAGGATCATCTTTAGGCAGCAGTTTAAGAATTTGTTGAGTAGACGCAAGATGAAGATTTTCATCACGAGCAATGAACTTAATAATCTTAGCATTACCTTCCATTTTCTTAAGCTCTGCAAATGCCCAACTACAAGCAAAGCTAACGTAGAAGCGAACACCTTCTAAAATATTAACACTCACTAAACAAAGATAAAGTAGTTTTTTAAGCTCGTATAGGTTTACAGCTACTTCTTGTGATTGCCATATTTCTCCACCAGAGGTTTTTCCTTTTAGAGTTCTTATTACATGCTTACCTTCTCCTAAGAGCTGATACCACTGGCTTAAAGTGATAAGTTCGTCATAGTTCTTAGTAATATCGTCAGCACAGTCAACAATTTCTTGAATATCTAACATTTCATCAAACACTTTAGAGGGGTTTGAGTATACGTTACGAATAATGTGAGTGTACGAACGAGAGTGAATAGTTTCAGAAAAAGCCCAAGTTTCAATCCAAGTTTCAAGTTCAGGAATAGTTACAATAGGAAGTAGTGCAAGATTGGGAGATCGACCTTGTACAGAGTCTAGTAGAATTTGACGCTTTAAGTTAGATGTAAATATATGTTGCTCAGACTCTGTAAGTTCTTTAAAATCTTTAGCATCTCGTAGTACATCTACTTCTTCAGGTCTCCAAAAGAATCCTAATTGCTTATCTGTTAGTTTATCGAAAGACCTATATTTCATAGTATCATAACGTTGCATTCCTAGATCCCCAGAGGGATCTAGAAACATAAGAGCTTGAGTGTGATCATTATTTTTTGTGCTTAGTACTGACATAATTTTATCCTTTAAATAACACAGCTTTCACAGTTTGCGTCGTCAATTTCTTCTAGTGCTAATGGTTCTTCATTTAGTTTGTTTAAGTCTACTTCACCTTGTCCGTCATAAGTATTAAAATAGTAAAGCTGTTTACCACCATACTTATAGAACATTAGAAGATGTTGTAGCATAGTACTCATTGGTATTTTTTCATCAGGAAAATATTGTGGATTATATGAAGTGTTTACGCTAATACCTTGGTCAATATATTTTTGTAATACAGATACAATTTTAATATATCCTTCTGGAGATCGTTGATCCCATAGAAGGTCATATTTAGATTTTAGCTTATGAATACCAGGCACTACTTGTTTTAAAACACCATGTTTTGATTGTTTTACGCTTACAAAACTACGTGGAGGTTCAATTCCGTTTGTACTATTTGATATTTGAGCACTCGTTTCAGCGGGCATTAACGCCATAACTGTAGAGTTTCTAATACCGTGTAGTGCTAAATCAGCACGTAAGCTTTCCCAGTCCATACGTTCTACATGAGGTACTAATTCATCTACTTCACGCTTATAAGTTTGGTTAGGAGTAATTCCTTTGCCATACTTAGTTTCCATAGATCCAGGGCAGGCACCTTGTTCTTTAGCTAATGTATTAGAAGCTTTAATTAAATAATAACTCCAAGCTTCTGCCCACTCATCAATTAACGCAAGATTAGGTTCTTGATAACTTGAACCATTCTTTGCAAGCCAGTAGGCAAAGTTAATAATGCCTACTCCAAGGGGCCGACGAAGATCGGTTGCACGGCGTGCAGCTTTAATAGGGTAATCTTGATAGCTTAATAACGCATCTAACCCACGAATTGCAAGCTCACAAGGACGTTCAAATTCTGCGGGGCTTTTAATATTACCCCAGTTAATAGCGCTTAAAGTACAAAGAGCTATCTCCCCACTTTCATCTTCAAAACTACTCAAAGGTTTTGTAGGTAAATCAATTTCAGCACACAAATTAGACTGATGAATAGGAGCTACTTTTTCATCAAAGCTTGAATGAGTATTAGCGTGATCTACGTTTTGTAAGTATATACGCCCAGTATTTTTACGCTCTTCCATAAAAGAGGTAAAAAGATCAATAGCTTTTAAGCTTTTTTTACGAATTGCGGGATTACGCTCTGCTGCTTCATAGAGTAGTTTAAAAGTGTCTTGATTATTAAAAAATGACTCATACAAACCTGGTACGTCGGAAGGAGAGAAAAGAGTAATGTTTCCTCCAGTAATTAATCTTTCGTACATTAACTTATTAAATTGTACGCCATAGTCCATATGTCGTACACGATTATCTTCCGTGCCTTTATTGTTTTTTAGTACTAATAGATCTTCTACTTCTAAGTGCCAGATAGGATAATATAAGGTTGCTGCTCCGTTACGCACTCCTCCTTGAGAACAAGATCGAGTAGCGGCTTGAAACATTTTATAGAACGGAATTACTCCGGTGTGATAAGCATCACCTTTGCGAATAGGGGAGCCCAATGCTCTAATCCTACCTGCTCCAATTCCAATTCCAGCCTTTTGAGAGACATATTTGACCACACTACTAGTAGTAGCATTAATGGAATCAAGGCTGTCATCAGTCTCGATAAGAACGCAACTAGAGAACTGTCTCTGAGGAGTCCTAACACCGGCCATAACAGGAGTAGGAAGGCTAATATCATGCTGACTAATAGCATCGTAATATTCCTTTACCCATTTCAATCTAGTATCTACAGGATAAGACTGAAATAATGTCATTGCAATTAACATATAAGCTATTTGAGGAGTTTCAAATATTTCACCTGTTACTCTATTTTGTACTAGATATTTACCTCTGAATTGCTCCATAGCTACATAAGTTAATTTTTCATCTCTTTGATGTTTAATATATTTATTTAGAGTAGCAAACTCTTTTTTAGAATACACCTCTAGAATACTTTTATCGTAGAAGCCTCTTTTAGCATTTGCCTCTACAATATCTAGTAGCTCATAAGGTTCGTATCGTCCGTATACTTGTTTACGTAAATGATAGTTAATTAATCTACCAGCTACAAACTGGTAATTTGGATTTTCTTCAGAGATTAAATCAGCTGCAGATTTAATTAAAGTCTCTTGAATTTCACTTGAGGTAATCCCATCAAAAAATTGTACCTGACTATGTATCTCTACTTCACTGGCACTAACTCCTGCAATACCCTCACAAGCGAAAAAAACTACTTTATGTAGTTTTTCAATGTCTAATGGCTCTTTACGTCCGTCTCTTTTAGTTACTAGAATCATTTTTCTCCTCTTTAGAGTATCATACTAATATTATTCTTTTTTACAATTTCAATTTTAGGAATTAATGGATGGCTATAATCATGACTAATTAAGAACACATTTAATCCTTCTTCTTCAGAAAGTACTTCAAATAGCTTTTCTTTTCCAGACTCGTCTAAGACGCCTGTAATTTCATCTAAAAATAGAAGATTTAGGCTGTTGCCACCAATTTTTGATAAGGTAGATCTAACAGCTAAAAGAACACTAGTTTGAACTCGGCTAAATTCTCCACCAGATAAAGACTCTATAGTTACTTCTTGACCATTATTGATCACAACAACATTGAGTTTTTCACCGGCTAGTCTAAATCTAACAGAAAATTGACCATCAGAAAGAACAGCTAAATATCTATTTATAGTTTGTTCTAAATCTTTGGCTACATTTTCCAACTTAAAAGCAACAATACCCGAAGCAGAGAATGCTTTTTTAAGAATTTGGATGTTGTTAGATTTATCTTGAACTTTAACTATATCACTAGTTAATACTTCTTGTCTAGATAAAAATTTTTCTTTTTCCTCTCCTAAAAGATCTATTCTAGTATTATGGAGACGTACTTCTTCGTTTATTTTCTCTGCATTATTTTTTTCTAATTTTTGATTTCGCAAAGTTGATTTGAGAGTAGCTTCTTTTTTAGATAGTTCTGTTTTATCAGGAATTTCAGTAGGCAGCGAAAGATCTATTAAGTTAGATAGAGATTCAAACTTTTCTATAGATTTTTGATTTTGTTCATAGATTTTTAATGCAGATATATATTCATCTTTTTTCATACTTAAATCAGTATGTAATTGCTTATTGAGTTTATATATTTTAGTTTGGTTATCAATCTCTTCTTCAAATCTATTTTTTTGCGCAAGCGATTGAGAGTTATCTAAAGGTTGATGACAAGCATAGCAAATATCACTTAAATCAAGATGTTCTAGTTTTTTCTTAGTATCTTCTACTGCTCTTTTAGCTTGATTTGCGCTATCTCTAGCTTTTTGAATATCTTCATCTAAGTTAGGATCTTCTGGTTTAAGTATAGAAACATCAAACTTAATAGCTTCACGCTCTTTTATATTTAGATTGTTTCTATCAATTCTTTTTGCGTCTTTTTCTACATTTTCAATTGCAGCAGCTAATGCAATAATCTGCTCTTCTAATTCTTCATCTACACTTGGAACTTCTACTAATTCTCTTTTTTCACTTATAGCTAAAGAGTTTAAATAGTTTTCAACAGTTTTAAGCTCCCCGCGAAGAGACACAAGCTCTCTATCTTGCTCTGCTCCTAAAAGCTTTATCCTATCTCCTATTTCAAGATATTTTTCAAAACCAAATAGGTTGATTAAAAATTTTTTTCTATTAGCATCAGTAGCTTTTAGAAAGTCTAATAGATCAGTAGAGCTTTGATAGGTAAGTTGAGAAAATACTTCAAAGGTCATACCTAATATATCGTGTAGCTTTTTATAGGTATCTAATACTTTATGCTCTGATATATCAAATCCGTTCTGAAAAAGTTCTACTTTAGTTTGAGCGCCAAAACGTTTTACATCTAATACATAATCATCTTCATCTACAGAAAAATGAAGAGTCGCCTCCCAGTTTTTTTCTGTAGAATACTTGTTAAGAATATCACCTTTTTTAATTCCTTTAATATTCTTATTAAATAGAATCTCTTGAAGAATTAAAGCAATAGAGCTTTTCCCACTACCATTAGGAGCAGATAGTTGTGTAATTTTTTCTTTATTCAAGTCAATAGAAATGCCTTTTCCATAGCTATACATATTGCTAAACTTTAGATTTTTTAAAATTATAGGCATTTTTTTATTTAATTCCTGTATTTTTAAACTCGTCTATTACAGCTTGTTTATTTTCTACTTTAATATAGTTTAAATATTCTTCAAGCTCTTCTACTAGACTTTTATTTCTAAGATCTAACTTAGAGTCTTCACTAGGTTGTATAGCAATTCTTTTATCTATTAGCTCTGAGTTTTCTATTTTAGAAACTTCATCAATAGAGCCAGTTATTTCATATATAATATGATCATAGCTATGTGGTAAAATATCTGATTGCTTACTAACAGTTTTTCTAATTAGTTTTGGTAATTCTAAATCTACAAATTCAATTGTATAATTACTAGAGTCTATAAGTGTAAAAATATCTACACCATATTTACGTTTAGAGTCTCTATCAAAATGAGTATTTAATGGAGATCCTGGATAATATATATTATAATCTTTGTACTTATGTCTAAAATGTAAATCACCCAAAAGTGTTAAAGGCCACTGTCTAATCTGCTCAAAATCAAACTCAGCAGTTACATGAGGTGGTACCTCACCTCTGATATGAGTTACTAAAATATCTCCGGGTACATACTTTGGTATATTACCTATCTGCATTTCTCCATAAGGAAAGAACTGAATTCCTTGATTATAGATCTCAGTTCTTCCATTTTTAGTAAATATATGTACATTTTTATTAGTTATTGCATTATCTTGATTAAAATACTCAAAAAAGCTTTCACCTTTTTTAGTGGCTTCATGATTGCCTGGAATAATATAGGTAGGTATGGTAACTGTATTAATATAACTTAAAAACAAACATATTTCATCAGGTTCTGGTTTTTTATCGAAAATATCTCCTGCAATAATATGAATATCACAAGAGTACTCAAGCTCACGTAGTTTTTGAAACATGAGCTTGAATCTGTTTTCTTGCCATTCATAAGGCACTTTCTTTTTTCTAAGAAGAATGTGCCAATCTGCACTTGATAAAATCTTAAGGGCCATAGTTGAAAATCTTATTTAAGTTACCTTGGAAGGTGAACGCACCTACATGGTTAAGTTTAGTATTTGGGTCTACCCAAATTTTACCGCCTAGCGCTTGCCAACGGCGACAGAAAGTATAGTCTTCAGATAAGTATCTATTATCTCTAGGATCATGAATAGTATCAAATAGAGAATAGCAGTACTTATTAAATCGAGGATCAATTGAACTGTCATTTCTGTAGTGAAGATCTGGATAAGCCTCAAACATAGTTTTCACTACTTCTTTTTTAATCATAAAGAAGCCAGTAGAGGCGTCTAGAACTTCTACTGCACCATCTTGAGAGTTAACACGTTTAGTTTCTTTATCTGCAAATTTTAAATTAATTGCATATTCAGCGCCAAAAGGAGCGGGTTCTGATTCTTTACGTTCTACAGCACGAGCAACGCCGTTCCAATCAACAGTCTTTTTAGGATACGCAGCAGCAACAACATTTTTATTCATTGCTAACATACGAAGAACTGAATCTGGTTCAAATTCAATATCAGCATCAATAAACATTAAGTGAGTTGAATTAGGATCGTCCATGAACATAGCTGTTAAGATATTTCTGGCACGAGGAATTAAACTTTCATTTCGTAAGGTTGTAATACGAAAATTGATACCATTCTGAATTAGTGCTTGTGATAGCTTGAACATGCTTAAAAAGTACTGATCTGTAATCATGCCACCATAACAAGGAGTAGCAAAAAATACATTCATTTTTTTAAGTGCTTCACCATCAAGTTTTACTTGATTAGGTCCTACCTGGTTGAAAAAGGCTTTTCCATCAGGAGGAATACTTACTGAGTTAATAGGGCCTGTTAGTGTTTTTCTTGTGCCAAGAGCAACTACGTCCTTAGTAGCTTCTGACTCTTCTAAAGAAGGTGCTGACATTTTTACAGGTTCAGGCGTAGAAACTTCTGTGGAGGCTTTCGCCTCCACATTAGAACCACCTGCATAATCAGATAGTTTTTTCTTAGTCATTAAATATCGTCCATAGTTTCATCATCATCTACTCGTAGATCCCCTACAACTGTTTCAGAAAAGTAGGAAGTGTTACGAAGCAGAAACTCTTTTTGTTCTTCGTAAGAAGGACGCTTAAAGATCTTTTCAAGATCAAATAATTCAAGTTGACGTTCAGCTTCTGTCAACGGGACAGTACGACGAGAAGGAATGCAAGTATACTTAACATTCATTACTTGAGGTCCTGTTTTTTCTTTCTTAATAGTAATATCATACCCCTCTTCATAATCAGAAGGATTTCCATATTCAGGATTCATTGCATAATCAAGAATTTGACGATAAATAGTTGGTTTTAAATCAAATAGTTTAATCTGTCCGTCTTTGCGATCAATCGCATTACAAACATAAGAGAAAACAGGCTTCTCTGAGTAGATAGCGGGATCAATTTCTCTAACAGGATCAATTCCAGCTGTATCTTTAAAAGTTTCATTCTCACGAACAAAACTCAAGCACTCAACAGGAGTGCGTTTACCTTCATTATTTGTTAGCCAATACACATAACGAGGCATAACATTGCCAATTAGGCGAAGTCTATTTTCGCCATCTCCGAGCTTAATACGCTCAATATTACGATTACCGTTGGTATTTCCCGCAGGTTGTACTTTAAGATTAGTCCATTCAAGTGCCATTTTATTTCTCCAATGTAAGTTTTATCATCCGATCAGCATGAGTTATTAATGGATTTTTCCAGTAACGCTCATCTACATAGTGCTCAGGAAAATAGTTTAAGCTTGAGTGCATACTACGCTGACCTAGGATGTGCAAATAATCGCTCTTAATTTTAGAAGATATATTATAGTGAAGCCATCCAGGGCTTGTCATATAACATTGTGGTTCTACTATTTCAAATCTAGATACGATTTTATTAGGGTATCTTTGTAGATAGCCCTTAGTGAATAAGAATTCAGGTATGTAAGATATATGAAGTTTTCTTCTTAACACTTCAAAATCTGTAGAGATAACACGATCTTTTCCTGCAGCGAGAGCAAAAGTAAGAAGCACTTCTGCATCTGGCATACTTTTTGCTGCTTTTTGTATCTCTAGTATATTTAATATTATACGCATTAGGAGTACGAACTGTCAACTTTAAAATGGATTTATATGAAATTGTTGCTGTTTGTACCATTGCAACCTTTTTTCTTGCATATTTTTTACTATAGAACCTTTAAGCCAAAAATCAACTATAAGAGGAAAACGTTTTTCTTCATGCTCTCGTACAATTCTACCTATACGTTGTTCTAGTTTAGCATAGTTATTTTGTGGGCATGTAAATAAGATTGTATCAAGTCTATGACAAGAAATACCTTCATCAAATATTTTAGTTGAAAGAATTGCATCTACAGTTTTTCCTGCTCCTGCAAGAATACGTTCTCTATCTGCATTTTTTGTAGCTCCTACTAACATTTCAGAGCGTTCTAGTTTTGCATTGATTCTCTTAAGCATGTCAATACGCTCAGATATAATTAGCAAACAACGTCCTTGTGCTATTTTACGTCTAGCTGTATCACATATAAGATTAATATACTCTTCGTTTTGAGCTAATTGATTAAGTCCTAATGCCCAATCTCTAGCTGGATGCCTGATTCTAAAATTTATATCAGTACGTATAACTTCTACTGCAGGTGTAAGACGTGCTTTATCAACTGCTGTAATTCTATTAGGCCCGAAGTAATCTGATAAAACAATGTGCATTCCGTCTTTTCTAGTTGGAGTTGCACTGAGTGCTATTTTAGTTCTTGCGCTTAGTCCGTTTACTACTTGGCTAAACATTTCTGCTGGACAGAGATGCGCCTCATCTACAATAACAACTTCGTACCTACGCTGAAGAGGTTCAAGATGATTAATAAGAGTTTTATAAATAGCTACTGTAATGTCTTGAGGTTCTAAACGCCCATCTCCGATAAAACCAATAGGAACATCTGGAATTAAGACTTTCAGTGCGTCATACCATTGATAAGCTAGTAATTTAGTGTGTACTACAATTACAGTAGGTTTTGCATTATTAGCAATTAAATAGCAGCCTAAAAAAGTCTTACCCCACCCGCAAGGAGCTTTAATAAGTCCGTTATATAGTCTACCGTTTTGAAATATTTTATCAGCTACTTGTTGTTGTTCTGACTTAAGAGTGCCATTAAAAGACCAGTTTCTTCTATCAAAAAGAGGTCTTTGATCGTTTATGTTTTCGAACTCTATTTTATAAAAGGCACCTGAAGGCACAGAGATTTCTTTAGTCTCTTCATTCTGAGACCATGTTGAAGCAAACTCTTCTCCGATTTTATAATTAAAAAACTCATAGAATATATCGTCAGCGTCTTTGTACAAATCTTCTGCCGAAAAATAAATTTTATCCGAGATCTTAGCGTTTTTTAGAGAGAATTTTTTGTTATTCATAGTTTAATTCTATCCTTTCGTTTATAGAAAGGGCTAAAGTCATAAATATGCCAACAAAAATCTACGTATACCACTCCTACCCATAAGTTTTTTAAATCTTGAAAATCAATTAAAAACTCTGGTAGCTCGAATGGGTGACTTATTCCTTCTAGCCAAAAAGCGTTTTTTCGTATCTTTATAACTTTTCTATAGCTCAATCTAAATTCTTTGTAAGCGCTGTCAAAGTAGTGAATTTTATTGGCACTGTCATAGCCCCATCTAGATCTACTAAGTAATAAAGCACTTAAATTAGTACATGTAAAATCATAGTCTATTACTTTATAAGGCCCTAGCCTCATAATTTCTAATCTACGAGGATACGTAGCATTTATAGATAAATCATCTACTAGTATTAAGTTATCTTCTTTACCACTGCTAGGCACTACAAAAATTTTATTCTGTTTATAGACTTCACTTTGGGGAGTCTTTTTTGTAGTAAAAATAGGAAATTGAATACCGTAAAACTTACTTCTCATGTCTAATACTAGAGGTTGCTTTTAAACTTTTACAGTTCTTACAGTATACTAGCTTAACTACATAACGAGCGTCTTCAACATAGATAACATGTTGAGTACTTTCAATTATAGTATTTGCACAGCAACTAGTCATAGCCTCTCTCTTCTAACCAAGATAATATATCTGGGTCATTCCAACTCTCTTCACTTAACCAGTTTTTATAATCTGTTTTGTCTAAACTAATATGATTGGGATGAAAATGAGTTCTACGATCCTCTCGTACAGTAAGAGTATCTACAAATTTTTTAACTGCATGAATGTTATGACATTCTATTAATATATCTACAACATCTTTAGGAAGTAGTAGGTTAAGAGAACTTAGTATTTTTTTAATACCTAGTTCTATATTTATAATATCTTCTTCATAGCGTAATTCATAGATAGAAAGATGTTCCTTTTCTACTCTATTTTTAACAGCTCTATCAGTCCTAACTAGAAAACACATAAACTCTTTAGCTGTTTTAGTTCTAATTGACGGATGTTGGAAGTTATGCTCTGTCCAGCCCCGTTTTCGCATAAAAGAGGCTGTACAGTTTCTTATATCTCTATAAGAATAAATGTTTAAGTCAGAGTGAAATATAGGTATTCCTAACCAGTGTTCATGATGTTTTACTACATTATCTTTTACTAATCCTTCTACTATTAGCTGTCGAACAATGTTATAGATAACAGTAGACCCACTTCTGTATAATCCGTTTACATAAATCATGTATAGCCTTTCAACTCTCCCCAGCTAGGTCCTACCTCAATATCAACTTTAATAGGTTTACCAGGAATAAATACTCCACGATCTCTTTGAAGATTTGATCGCAGAGTATTAACATAGGCGTCTAGCATGTCTTCACGTACTTCAGCAACTGTAGAGTCATGAACTGTTGCAAATATTCTTACAGAGTCTTGTAGATTATTTTGCTGTACCCAATCAACAGTATCAATAATACCTAGTAGGTTAATATCAGAAGCAACAGATTGAATTAAAAAATTAAGACCTGAACGTTCTGCATGAGCAGCTACACCTTTAGAATCAGCTCCCGCTTCAGGGAGACGACGTTTGCGACCAAATTCGCTGTAGGTAAAATGGTTGTCTTTAATAAATTTAATATTAGAGTCAATCCAAATCTTCAGATCGCGTGCCTGATTAAAATATAGTTTAATAAAACGCTTAGCTTCTTCCATAGATACGTTTGCAGTTTCTGCAATTTTAGAAGGTCCAGCTCCGTATAGAATACCAAAAGTAATAGCTTTGGCATTTTGACGTTGTTCAGGGTATAGATCTTTTACTTCTTCTATCTCACATGGCAGTTTAAACATGCCATGAGCCACGTAAGAGTGGAAGTCTAGTTCTTCTACGAAAGCTCGTTGTAAAAACTTATCTTTAGCCAAAGCAGCAGCGACATATACCTCAGCAGTACCAAGGTCTGCTTGTACAATTTTATAACCAGGAGCTGCGCGAAAGAACTTTTTAATACCAGAATCTTTGTCTCGTGGAAGGTTTTGATAGTTTAACACACCGGACGACGATAGTCGTCCTGCGGCAGTGCCTATAATATTAAACGATGATCGTAGACGCATATCATCATCTACACCTTCACGAATATTCTTAATATATGTAGTAGAAAGTTTTACTTTCTTACGGAGATCAAGAATTGCATCCGCTAACGGATTGTTTAGTTCCCCTAGAACTTCTGCATCTGTAGATAGCGCTCCAGTGCTAGTTTTTTTAGAGCTTTTCAACTTCATAATATTAAAAAGAACATCACGAAGATGATAAGTGCTATTAGGGTTAAATGTTTTTTTCTGCTGATCTTCAAAGATTTTAATAGCTGGGTGCATAGAAATTTCAGCCATACACTCTTCAATATCAATGCGGAAGTCAGATTCAATAGATTCAAGAACAGAAAGATCAATTGGACCTCCTGTATCTTCTAAATACATTAATGCACGAGTAGCCGGTTTAAGAATATTTTCATATACATTCTTAAAGTTTTTATTTTTATCAATGATAGGTTTGAATTTAGTATAAAGCTGAAAAGTAGCATCAGCATCTTTACAAGCATAAGGAGCTAGAATTTCAATGGGAAGCATTCCATAGTTAAAATCTGCTAGTAGAATTTTGTTTTTGCGACAAAACTCTTTCTTGTACTCATGCAAGTCTTTATCATAGTCACCTAAATCTGTAAACTTCATTGCAAGCTCTTTTAGACCGTGAGAGCCTACAGTTTCGTCAAGACAGTAGTGCATAAGAATAGTATCCTCAAAAAGAGGAAACTCAAACTTTAGCTGCTTGTATAAAAATTGAACGTCGAACTTTGCATTGTGCAGAACAGTGGTTTTAGAACGAAATAACGCATCTACTTCATCATAGAACTCTTCAATTACATCACAGGCGACAAAGACACCTTGGTGAGGACGAGAAGATAGAGCGACGCCAATAACTGAGCCTTTACGTGCACTTAGAGCCGTAGTCTCAATATCGCATACAAGAACGTCTGCTTTTTTAAACTGTTCTAGATAAGGAAGAAAATCTTCTGCAGTGTCAATATATGCATAGTCTTTTTCATATTTAATAGAAGCTTCACCTGCTACAATACTTTTTATCTTATCAAAACTCTTTTGAAGTTCGACTTTATACTGTGGTTTAATAGAAAGCATATTTGGATCAATGATAGGAATATACTTATCATTAACTACTTGACCAGCATACTTTAGAATACCTGTAAGACCGCAGGTGTACTTTAGAGACTCTGCACCAACAGGGCTAATAATATCGTAACCATCTAGAACGTTAAGGTCTAGAGTGACATCTTTCTTTAGAATCTTTTCTTTTGGCTCTGAAGATAAGTAAAAAACATCAAAATCTAGCCCTTTAGAGAAAGATCGTAGTTTTACAGGGGTATCCTGTTTTATAGGTGAGCTTAGTACATAGGCTAGTTTAAGTGTCATATTCTTCTCCAAATAACATCATTAATTCTTCTTTAGTCATATCTCCAGGATCTCTGCCTTCAGGCGGATATATTATTTCCGTTTCAATATCTTTTGCTTCCAACAACGATTGGATGGCTTCTGCAGCTTTTCTTCCACTTACGTCGTTATCCATAAATATGATAGCGTGCTTACATCCTGCATCATCTATAACTTTTGCTTTTTCTTGTTTAAAATTGTTTGTTCCAAATATACATACAGTATTTTTATATCCATGTTGCCATAAGTTTAACATATCAAATAACCCTTCGACAAGAATTAAATGACTTTTATTTTTAATTTTATCTAAGGGAAATAGCAGATCAGATACTTTTGCATTAACTGGTTTTCTCATATACCTAGGACTATTAGTTTTAACATTAAGAAGCTTATAGCGTCCTTCAATAAAACGTATCTTCCCAGATTGATAAACTGGAAAGCATATATAATCAGCTAATCCGTGTTGAGAGGTTGTAAAAGCTTCAAACTCTTTTATAGTACTACTATCAACTCCTTTAAAATCAAAATTAAAGTTAATAGCATCTCCAGGAATTTCAATATCAAGCTTAAAATATTTATTGTGTAATTTGTCTTTTAGCTTTTTTATCTTATATGTCTGCTTAGTTTCAATCTCAATAGATTCATCTTCATGTATAGCTTTTAACAGTTTTTTATATGAACCACCAAAGCCACAAGAGAAGCAATGAAATACATTTTTATCTAAGTCAAATCGCATACTAGGATTTGCATCTTCATGCAATCCGCTAACACACTTGATTAGTATTTCATTTTTCTTATTAGGATTTACTGTATACTCAATTTGTTTTTTATTAAGAATAGAAAAGAGATCATGCATTAACCAAGATCCCTCCCCTGTTCTTTTTCATCGTCACCATATTTGTTAAGAATACGACCACTAATAGCTTTAGATTTGTTTGAGTCAATGCGTAAACAATTCCAATCCATATGTACATTGAATTTCATTGCTTTACCATTACGAATTTTAGCTGTTTCAAAAGGTAAAGCATTTGGATCTTCGTTTAAGTCACTAGGCATAAATCTAAAACTCTTATCGGCAGAGTCTAGCACACCTTTAGCAAAACGAGCCTCACCAGAGGCATCAATCTGGTAAGGTGATAACATAATAACTTTATACTTGCGAGCTAGAGTTTTTAGAGAATCTGAAATACCGATTTGAGATTTCCAATCCATTCGATCTTCTACCTTAACAATATTAAGATAATCAACAACACACATTTTAACATCATACTTAGTACTCATCATATTTAGATAATGATCAATACGTGCTAAACTTAGTTGAACATCGTCAATAATATGAAATCTATGCTCTTTAAAAGGCACAGCGTTTTGCTTTAGCTCTCTATCAAACTCTACAAAACTACCACTTTTTAATAGCTTAGAATAAAGAGCGTCTGCTTCTTCTCCAGGTTTATAAAAAGTATCTAGCTTAGCTTTTGCTACAGCTAGTTTTTCTTCTGTTGAAAGTTTGTTAAGCATAAAGTTGCTAAAAGGTACTCGACTAATCATACTCATAAGTCGATAGTATACTTCTACATATCGCATCTCAATACTCATAAACATAACTGAATTACCTAGTAAAAAGTTATTCAGAGCCATGTTTAGAGTAATAATTGACTTACCTGATCCTCTTCTTCCACCAAATAGAATAAGTTCTTGTAGGCCAAAACCGCCGTTTGCAGCATCAAATTCTGAACTTAATCCACTTGGATACATAACAAAGTTTTCTTCTGTGGGAACTGTTTCAATAGTTGCCACATCAAATAACTCTTCGCCTTCAGGAATAAATTTTTGAACAGATAGTACGTGTTCTTGTAGTTTATCAATAATTTCAGTTTGTTCAAGATTATCTAGATCATCAATGAACTTATCAATAAAAGAAATAGTTTCTTCTCGAATATAGTAGTCTTGTAGCTGTGCAGCAATAAAATTAGAGTCTACATTATTTTCTCCTTCGAGAGCTGTAGACATAATTTCGCGATACAAGTAGTCTTTAGCCGACTCTTGTTTCTGTATTTCATAAAACTCCTGTAGGGAAGGAATTCTAAGTTGTTTTGTATAGAAAGAGTTAATTTTCCTGAATAAAATAAGATTATTACCAGTGAAGTATTTATTCACTAGCTTATTATAGAAATCAGGACTTTGAGTTGTTAACAGCCTTTTTAAGGCCAACTTCTGTAAATCTACTGCCATTTATTTTGTAATTACCGGAAATAGTTCATGTCTAGGAATCCCCATTCTCCAGTGACTTGCATCACCTTCAATCCAGAGATCATATGATTCTCTACCATATTGTTCGATATGAGTTTCTACAGATCGAATAATATTTTTAACTGCACTTAGTTTCATCATAGTAAGATCTTCTAGAATCCAGTAAATCTCATAATGAATACCTTCTTTAGGTTCTGAGTATTTAGAGTTAGGAGTCCAAGGATACATTTCTACATACTTTTGTAGACCTGAACGTAGCCATTCTACATACTCTTCATCTCTCACTCTTGTAATTGTGGCAAAACAATTAGAAGGGCCATGAAAAACTCTATCATTAACCTTAAACTTTATGTCAAGGTCTTGAACAACGTGATCTGTTTGTGCAGCTGCATTCTTCTTACGGGCGCGAATCGGAACGCCTACTTCAAGAAGAAAACTTTTAACTTTTTGAGAAGAGATATAGTTACGTTCTGCAATAGAAGTAACAGTTTCTCCTTCTTGATAATCCTTAGCCATCTGACGCTTTTCAGCTTCAGTGAACTCTTTTTGTTTAGCCATTTTCTTGAGTTGAACAAGTCTCTCTTGTTTCTCAAGAAAGTCATTAATAATATTGTCCAATCTCTTAGTATTATATGCAATACCAAGATGCTCACAAATTGCTTTTTTAGTTTTATTAGTTTTCATCATCCAAATGGCTTGACGAATTTTAGCCTCTGGAATTTCATCAGACTTATCTTTTTTAAGAGCCATAGGTAGTCCCCACTTATTTGTATAGTTAATTATATGTTAAAAACTGGGTAACTGTCAATATATAAATTAATTTATTTGATACTGATAGGCATCTGGTATAAAGTATAAGTCATTAGAAACCTCTCTCACTAGTCCAGTTTTTGTGTAAACACAAGTGAAAACCTTAGCTATTACAGGTTCTGTTCGAAGAATGTATTCTAATTCAAAACTTCCTTGATAATTAGATACTAGCCTATCTTTCTCATCTTTATCTTCTATTTCTGGATAAAAACGTTTAATTAAGTGCATAAAATAATAACGCCTATCTTCATCAGATAGCGCTAAAATATCTTCTAACTTTTCGATAGGTAAATCTTTAAGGAAAAAGGAAATGTCGTTGCTCAAATAAGTACTCCTACTATAAAAAAAGGCACGACATTGCTGTCGTGCCTTTCAGCTGTTCTCAGACTATGAGATTACGCTTCCACAGCTTTGGGAGTGTAATCGGTAGCAGAGATACCACGGCGAGTAAGAACAGTTTTAACACCGCGCTCGCTCTTACCGAAGTGCTCAGCCAACTCAGCAACGCTCATGCTGGTAGCCAAGTCTTCGATTCCTTCATAAGAATCAGACTTAGCAGCCTTCTTATCACGCTGAGGAGCTTTGATCTGCATAGAAAGAAGCTTTCCACGGATAGAATTAACAGTCTTACCGAGAGCCTCTGCGATATCCTCAAGGAATGCGCCACCTTCAGCCATTTCAGCAATCTGAGCTTCTTCTGCTTCAGAATAAGTGCGAGGTGCAACTTTCTTTTCAGCAGGCTTAATGTGACCAGTCATTTCTAGAGAAAGTGCTTTACCATTTACTTGGCGAGAATTAACTTCACGACCCCATGCGTTGGTAAAGTGAGCAGCGATTTCTTCTGCAGTGTGAACGCCACTGTTAGCTTCCAAGAAGCTGACTAGGGCATTAGTTTCTGCTTCGTCAAAAGCAGGAGCTGCTTTAGGCTTCGTTGGTACGTCGTAACCAAGCTTGCGAAGCTTTGCAGTTACAGAACGGCGAGGAAAGTCGAACTCTTCGCAAAGAGAAACGATGATATCTTCGTTAATGCCGCCTGCGCATACTTGCTCCATACGAGCAACCATGTCTTCTGTGTATTCAAATTTTGCCATTTTTATCCCCTCTGAACAAAATGTTATGTTTAAGTGTTGAAATCGAAACTTTTCGTTTCGTAAGATGATATTATCAAATCTTTTAAGTATGAGCAAGAACAAAATGTAATTAAGTTAAGCATTGACTCTTTAATTTATATTCTGTGCTCAGACTCTAAAATATGTTATCTTTCTTATTCTTGTATTTTAGCTTTTAAAGCATCAACAAGCAACTCTAAATTTGATTTTTTTGTTAGGTTTAGACCATCAATTTCTATTTCTAACATTTCCTCTATATCTCGAATCATTGTTTTGACGCTTCGTTTATCTTCTTTATCGTCTGTTGGTTTTCTGTAAACTTTCATTTGAACTAGTTTACTAATTACGCTTCTATGACCTTTTTTAAAGTGTTCAGCGACATCATAAACATCTAGTCCTTGGTTTACGTATAGTTCAAGAAGAACTTCTTCTTCTTCATCACTCCAAGCCTTATTAGACTTTGCAGCCATTATTCTTCTCCTTCTTCAAACAACTCTAGCTGTTTATCGTACACTCCAGTACGTTTTAAATATGTTTTTGCAAGTATTTCACCTGCTTGACTTAATAAGTGAGCTGCCATGTCTACGCTGTCTGGTCTAAGCGCTAGTCCTTTTTTAGTAGGAAACCAGTGCCCAGTATCTCCATCACACATATATTCACGTATGTGAACATATTCTTGACCTCTAAACTCATTTATAGTAATTTTGATAGCTTTATCTTCTGAGATAAAACATACAAATCCTAAATCAATTTCCATGTACTCTTTTTATAGTTGGATACTCATGCACTGCTTTTAGTACATCATAATATTGTTTCCCAACTGTTTCCCATGTTTTAATTTTATTATTTCTAGGAATAGCTGATTTACGAGAATCATAGAGCATACGCATTTTTTGCATTAAATCTTGGGTATCTGGTTCAATAACCCATGTATGAGATCCCATTAAATTAAAGCTATCTCCTGGTTTACCTGCAAATATATTATTAATATCTACTAGTTTTTGAGAAGATCTAATTTTGTAATCTTCAACAAATTCATCAGTACAACCACGACCTGTAACAAGAGGTATTGTCCCACAAGCAATTGCTTCTTGAATGGGCATACCAAATCCTTCTCCACGATAAGGATGTACTAATACATGAACACTTCTATATAAATCTGCCATTTCTTGTTCAGTATAAGCATCGTCAATATAAGTAATTTTACCTATATCATTCTTATACTGAAGCTCTATTAATTGATTTTGAAGATTTGTTTTACCGTATATTTGAGGAGTATCTTTTACAATAAGCTCTACATTATCAGTAGATTTGAATGTGTTAGCCCAGGCTTGAAGTAAAATATCAAAACCTTTTCTATACTGATCACACCCTACAAATAAGAAAGTATAACGATCACGTTTTTTAGCTGCACGATCAATATAAAAGATTTCAGGGTTATAACCGATCGGAAGTGCAAAAAGACGTTCAGGATTAATACCACCTTCATGAAACACTGCAGCAGTCCAACGAGTAAAAGTAATTAGTGAATCAGCAAAAGTTTCAAACTTATACTGCCATTCAAAGGGAACTTTAGAAAATTCCCACGGTTGAATATATACTACCTTAGTTTCATTAGATGCAGGCCACCGCCAAATTGGAGGGTAGGTATGTCTAATTTGAATGTCTGGGTGTGTAGTATCATTTGAAGTAGGCTTTAAAGCCTCTAAGCTTGCTAGAGTTTTTTTATCAAGTTTAGCTTCTGGTTTATAACTATCTAAAGGTGATATTACAACTTTTGCATACTTTGAAAGTTCTAAAACTAGATACCTATTAACAATAGATAGTGAATGATTATCGTAAAATTTACCTACATACTCAATTAACATATTATCCTCCATACATTAGTTTGACTTGATTCTTACAATAGTTTAGCAGCTCGTCTTCTCGTAATTTAGTAAGAGATTCCCATTGAGGCCCCATATTACTAGTTTTAAAATTTTTAAGCTGTGTCCAATTATTTTCATCTACTCGTGCTTGAATATCATAGAATGGGTCTTTTTTAGACTCAATACTATGTCCAAAATTGTTTACTTTTAAATCAAGCTCTTCAGGAGGACGACAAAAACTCCAATGTAAAATAGCTAGAGGAGATTGAATGCGTCGTTGATTATTTGTCCAACGGCAATAGTTATAAGTATTACGTTTGTCAGTTACAAAACCTTGAACTTCATTATTTTGTAAGTTTCCATCATTTTTAGTGATAACTAAAATTTCACCATTGGATAGTCGTTTATAAGGTAGAATCCAGTAAAACATATGGTCTAAATCATAAGACTCTACTAGAGGGCAATAACGTGTAAAATAGTCATGAGCGTTCACAAGCTCTTCATCAGCATCAAAACTAAATATCCAGTCGTGAGAACAATATTCTTTTAAGTAATTACGTTCGTGATTGTCATTTTCAATTGGAACTGCACTACGATGAAAATTGCCTTCTACAACTTCTATTTTGCCGTCTCCATCTATTTGAGAAAGCTCTTTCCAGAGAGCTTCTTCATCAAAAGAAAATTTGTTTCCGCTCCAAGAAATTCTATCTTGATCTAAGCCAAGTATGATTTCATCCACATACTCATAATAGGTGCGAATGGAATTCGCTAGATATGAGGCATCATAGGAAATTAAACTAATAACACTTTTTTTACGCATTTTCACCTGCCTTTTCTATTATCATAAGTCCGTTATTATCTTTAGTTTCGTAAACTATTTTCCAGTTGTTATTAGCCTCTAAAAACTCATCAATTGCTAACCTTATTCCACCTTGACTACTTAGTTTATCTCTAGTAGGATGATTAGGATCCATGTCAGGATACCCCTCTCCTACAGCTCCAAAAGTTTCTATATCATGGAATGCTATATACTTGTTAACTTTAGGAGCGTGTAATCTTAATTCTTCTTTTAATTGTTCATACACATGCCAGGTATCAATAAATAATAAATCTGTTTCTTCAATTTCTATATCTAGTACATTAGCACCTATATAATTGGCATTAATTCCTATATTTTTTCTAGCCCCATCAATTAAAAATTTAAGTCTTTCTACTGCTTCTGCAAGATGAGGCTCTGGATTACTATATTGATAGTCATAAGAAATAAACTTATCAGTATCAGATAGTAAAAATGCTACAGTACTGTTTCCAGTTCTAGCACCCATTTCTGTTACGCTTTTGCACTTACTGGCATAGTCTTTTAAGACTGGTAGGTGTTTATAAATATCTGATTCAGTATTACAAGCATATTCATATATATCTTCTAGTAGCTTTTTATCTACAATAAATTTTTTTGGCTCGGGAGCAATTAATTCATTGCCTGTTTCAACTTCAATATTTAAAGTTTGCATTTCCTCTGAACCGTTCCATTTTTCCATGAAGATAGAACGATTAATAGACCATTTTTCGTTTAGAGAAGGGTTCTGAGCAATTAGTCTTTTGTTGTCTTTTCCCTCGAAGTGAAGGAGCGGAATACTTGTTTGATAAATTTTGATACCAGCGCGACGGGCAGTAAGACACCAATCCACATCACGATAGTAAGTCCAATAATAGGAGGGATCAAAATTGCCAACAGTAGCACGAGCAGAAGAACGAATATATATACCGCCCATTGTAACCCAGGAAACTTCTCTAAGTTTGTCGTACTGCCCTTCATCGACTTCCAGTTCTTTATTTGTTCTTCCATCAAAGAGGTTAAGTCCTCCTCCGAAATGTACTGCTTCACCATTCTTTTCAAATCTCCCGCCAGCATGTTGTATTATGTACTGGTTCTTATCATTTTTTTGTGGATAGAGAAGCTTCATTCCAAAAATACCAGCTTCTGGATGGGCATCTACTATTGCTAGTAATTCATCATACCAGCTATTATCTTTGTCTTCTGGCAGAGGAAGCATATCTGCATGAAGAATAATTACATCTCTATCTTTGTGCTTATTCCATAAATATTGGTAAGCTAGATCACTTCCTATACGCCCTACATCTTGCCAAAACTCATAGTCTAGTTTCCATCCTAGAGCTGATTTTAACTCTTGTATTTCTTGTTCAAACAGATAGGGAGTTATAATAATAGGGTTATTTATATTTTTCATTTAACCAACTTTCAAATACATCTAAAATATCTTTTGATACTACTGTTTTAGTACAAGCCCATCCTGATTCGGTATAAGGACATTTTCTAGGCCAAAAACCTAACTTTGCAAAAGGCCCTTCTTGTCCAGAAAAAGATTCTTTATCTTTATTAGCATAAAACTTTGTACCTAGACATTTTGTCTCTTTTACTTTACAGTGGTTTTCAGGTCTATGTTCTACGTTTAAATGAGTGCCTTTAGTAGAATAGTACTTAGGCGTATCTAAGGTAGTAGGAAATATAGAAGGAATTGAGATTGTGTCTACATTTAAAGCAGCAGCAGCATGATGAAGAGATCCTATTGGCCCTAAAAATAGGTTATGTATATTTAATACACATAAAGCCTGATACATAGTATAGTTATTTATCTCTACTCCAAAAAAATTTATCTCAGCTCTTATATTTTTTGCTATAAGTATTTCTTGAATACCATTTATAACTTCTATTCGTGTTTTTTCACTTTGTAATTTTCTATTCCAGTCTAAAGGCCCAGACATACCAATTCTTAATATATCATCTTTTATCTTATCGCTCTCTACAAATAACTCTAAGTTGCCATCATCTAAAATATCTTCTGGTAGATAGTCTTTTATGTGATAATTATTACTTTTATTGTTTCCAAAGTCAGTCCACCACTTAGTTTGTGGCACAAAAAGATCTGGCTTTCTTTTTGAAAGCTCAGTGTCTGAAAGTACTATATTAGTTACATTACCTTGACCATCTGTAACTAAGTATCCTACGGCATCTAACCACGGTTGTTTAGAATATACCTCTAAAGCTTCTTGCATTCCCGCTCTACCATCGTTAGTTGTAAGATTAAAATTTTCTCTAATAGTAAAAGCTATTTTCCAGTCAGGGTTATTTTCTTTAAATCTTCTAGCAGAGTTGATACCAAATAACGTATCTCCAAAAGCCATTGAGTTAAAAAATAGTGCATATTTTTGTGTCATTGGTTAAACAGCTTGTCTTTCCAAGTTTTAGGAGTGTGCTCATTAACAATTTCTAGCTCAAGATGATAGTTAAAGTCACGTTCCGGTTGCGTTTTCATCCAAGAAACTGTGTCTCTAATAGTTTCTTCCATTGAAGTATCTGCATGATAGTTTAGCTGTATTTCAGCCTTTGTAGTAGAAACCCAAGCATTTTTAACTTCACGAGGTCGTTCAGGGACAAAGTTTATTTGAGCAGCTTTGTTAAAATGAGCTGCAACACGATGTGCTAGTTCTAAAACACTAGTCTCTGTTCCGTGGCTCGGGCCAATATTAAATACTTCTTTAGAGTTAATTTGCTCACGTTTTTCGTATATTGTAATAAAAGCGTCTACACAATCTCGAACATGTGAGAATGAACGTTTTTGTGATCCGTCACCATAAATATATATAGGCTTGTCCTTAGAAATTAGGTTGGCAAATATGCTCATTACGTTTCTAAAAGGATCACTATAACACTGGTGAGGGCCACAAACATTATGCGGAACCATGTGAAATACTTTTATGCCGTGTATATCGCTCATAAGATTAAGATGCTGCTCAGCGTGTAGTTTAGCTAATCCATAAGGATCTACAGGTTGAGGAGTCATAGCTTCGTCAAAAGGAGGTTCAATAGCTCCATAGCGCGCCATTGAAGTAGTGTTGATAAAGTAACGTACACCCGCTGCGATAGCGGCGCTGACTACTGAAGCTGTGCCTGCATATATATTTTCTACAATCGTTTTAGGAGCGAATACACTTAACCCTTCGTGTGCTAGCGCAGCACAGTGAATTACTAGTTTAGGCTCAAATTCTCTAAATATTGCAGAAAGAGTTTCATTGTCTAAAATGTCTACATTTCTATAGTGAAAATCTACATGATCTGGCATATTTGAAGCATAACCGCCAATAAGATTATCAATTCCTACTACTGCCCAGCCTAGCTCTAAAAACTTAACACAAAGATGACTACCTATAAGCCCAGCGCTTCCAGTAATTACCACTGATTCCATACTTCGTTCCAATCAATTATAGGAGTTACACAACCCTCTTGTAAGTGAGTACTAGTGCCTGGTAGGGGGCACACCGCTACAGACTGTCTAAAAGCTTTCCAGGTCCAAGAATCGTCTGAAAATAGTCCTGCTTGTAAGATAGAAAACTTAAAAGGTAAAAAGCTTTTACCTTTTGCGGCTAGAGTTAGTGTAGCGCTACACACAGTTTTAAGATGACAATCTGGTCCTATCAACACTTCTGCGTGCCTATCTCTATCAAAGTATCTATCTGGGTAGTCATAGGGTAAATAAAAACCTTCATATCCGGCAGAGAATACGTTTTTCATAATACGTATTGCTCCGGGAGTATGAAGGTAGTCGTCTTCACAAATATAGATAAGCTCTTCAGGATACTGCTCACAAAGTTGTATAAGTCGCTCCATAAGAGGGATACAAGTATTAATAGTTACAGGATGGTACTGCGGATAAGGATGTGTACCATAAGGAGGAACCTCTGTGCGAGGAGGGATGTCTTCAATTTCAAGTTTTGTAGGAATGGCGCAAGTTTCCTGCATCCACTCTTTAGTTTCTTCAGTAACTTTATCTGCTAGAACAACGATTCTATCGGCCCAGCCTTCTAGATCTTGTTGTAAAGACAACCAACACTTACGAAAGATTTCATCTTTTTTTCTACCGTTCCAGCGAGGTCTATCTTGTGAGCCATCAGAGATACTGCCGGGAGATTTATTAGCTTCAGAAGCTCTATATAAGATTATCAAAGTGCTTTCTTTCTTGACTGATTATAAAATTCATCTATAATACTTATTATATAAGTAGAAATAGGTTCTGAGCCATCTTTAATATACTGTTTAATTTCTAACATTTCTATTTCAGAAAAACTCTCTTTAAACTCTTTAGAAGAAGTAATTCCTTTAGAAACTGCAGGATTACCAAATACTTTTGAAAAAGGCTTTGCATCTTTTATTAAAGGGGTAAGAGTTCCAATAGTAGCCCAACTACCCACAGTGCTATAAGGACTAATAGTTGCTCCAGCTTCTAAAACAGAATTGCTTAACACACAAGCATGATGCCCTACAAAATTAGAGCCTTCTAATATATTATTATTTCCTATAATAGCATCACTTTGAATTGTAACACCTGCACCAATATAGTTATTTGAGCCTATTAAGGTATTTTCTCTATATCCTGAAGCTGCATGTACTACACAACCTGCTAAAATAGTGTTATTCTTACCTATGGATACCCCGTACCTATCATCTTCTATAATAAATACTACACTATCATGAATATAGTTAGAACTATCAATATCTTGTAATTCTTTGGCTGTTATTATTTTCATTGTGCCTCTATATAAAAAGATGCTGTGCTAACCGTGGCACAGCGCGCACTTATTAGGTAGTGACCCCGATAAACTGTTAAGGAGCGAGCCCGTTCTGTTTCTAGGTGGAACTCATACCCACTGCGGTTACGCTGCTAGAGCGAACTCAGATGGTGCAAAATTATCGTTTGCATTTAGTTTAATCGACCGATACGAGGTCATCCGGTAAACTCCACTCTATCTTCACACCTGTCGATCCTATTTCGACCCCATCAAAAACATACTCCAAGTATCAGCCCTTCCAACCCTGCTGATATATGTTTGGGTACACGAGTATGTTTATGGTGGAGTCGTCGGGTACCGCCCCCGAGTCCAGAATGTGTCCACGTCGCTTCAACGTTTACAAATTAAATTTAACATAAAAAATACCACTTAGCAACTAAAAATTAAATTTAATTTTTACTCTTTGCTGGTTTTGTTACTTTTTTGTTAAAAGCCTGTTTTTGTTCTAGTTTATCAATTAGGGCGCGTCTTTTTGCTTCTGCTTTTCTGTATCTAGCTGTCCCAGCTTTTTTGTCTTCTCTAGCTTGTTCACTCTTTGATACATAAAAACTTTTTCTTTTTGTATCGGTATAGAATCCCTCAGCATTTAGTTTTCGCATCATAATTCTATATGCTTTAGATATATCATTATTATATCTTTTAACACTTATTTTCATTTAGTACCTTTCATATATTTTTTTACCCACTCTAATACTATTCCTGGAGTGTGTTTACCTTCTAACTTAGATAACACACCTCCCTGTTTAAATATAGCAAATGCGGGGGTTAGTATTGTTTTAGGCAGTTTAGAAGCGTCTACAAGTTCTACTTCTATGCCGTTTTGATTAAGCATGTATGCTTCTTTTAATACATACAACTTATTAGCTTCTGTGTAATAAGCTTTTATGTTTTTCAATTAACATCTCCTAGTTAAATTATATCTTTCTAAGTTAGACACAATTTACTTTAATTTTATTCTTGCTAATTCCATATTTCTCAGCTAATATGAGTTTATAAACATTAAATTGAGTAAAACATGGAATATCAAAATGAGTTAAATAGATGTGTTTCTTTAGTAAAGTGGGATCCTTCTTCCGCTATTCACGACATGCTTGTGTTAAGAGAAGAAGCTAACAGTTCTAATTTAAAAGAAAAAATGTGGATTAGAGCTGCAAAAGAAATAAACAATTTTTTAAATGCAATAGAAAAGACAAGATTCTATAATCAAACAGAATTTTGGAAAAACAAAGAACCTACCAGATTGGAGATTTAATTTAAATGAACCTTTATCAAAAAGATCTTTTTGATATTAAACTTCTTCTTAATACTAATCAGTATGAGTCTCTTGATGAGGCTAAGAAGAGCATTAAACCTATTTTCCTAAAACTAAACAATCCAACTTTTTATAAAAAACATGTATATTCTAAGCCTACAGAACAGTTTGGATTTGCTGATTCTAAAGATTACTCAAACAATATTCTAGTTAAATTCACATCAGAGTGTATCAAAATTATTAACGAAAGTCAAGACCTATCTGAAATGCTTAAAAAGCTTCAAGTAGAATATTCTTGGACTATTGTGAATAATCTCAATCATTGGATGAAAAATGCCTGAAGGTCCAGAAGTAACCCGCGTAGCTAATCAACTTAATTCTGTTGTTAAAAATGCACTACTAGACTCTATTACTATTTTGTCAGGTAGGTACACTAAAAAAGCACCTGATGGTTACTTCAATCTTGAGAGCGCCCTACAGCGGGGCGCTCTTTTGATTAAAGAAGTTCGCAATAAAGGAAAATTTATTTGGTGGGAACTTGAAGGTGAGCGCTTTATTTTTTCTACCCTTGGTATGAGTGGGCGTTATGCCCTATCTCAAACCACCCATTCCAGAATTCAGTTTGATATAACTAAAGTATATAGTAAATACACAGAATCGCTGCCTGTTTTTTATGAAGACATTAGAAATTTCGGAACAATTAAGATAGTTAATGACCGTAATATCTTAAATAAAAAATTGGACTCTATCGGTCCAGATATGTTAAATAATCCTTGTAGTGTTTGTGAATTTTTAAAAATTGCCCGTAAAAATAATAATAAATCTATTGTTAAGTTTTTAATGGAGCAACGATATATAAGTGGTGTTGGCAACATTTATAAAAGTGAAAGTTTATTTTTAGCTCGTATTTCACCGCTTAACTTGGTTAGTGACCTTTCAGACGACGATCTGACAAGGTTACATGGCTGTATAATTAAAGTATTAAGTGAGTCTTATAGAACTGGAGGTTCTACGATTCAAACTTATAAAGATGTGTATGGAAATTCAGGTAATTACACGAAAGAAGCATCTAAACTAATGGTATACAATCAGAAAACTGATTTGTATGGCAATCCAGTAGAAAGGATTACTCTTGACGATGGAAGGACTACTTTTTTCTCTCCTACTATCCAGTTTTAGCCCCGTCTTACCTCTAGATTCTATAAGTGACGCAGACATGATGTGCTTAACTAAGAATATATATTTTGAATCTAGAAATCAAGATATTATTGGACAAATTGCAGTAGCTCATGTTACTATAAATAGAGTTATAGATTCTAGATACCCCGATACTATTTGTGCTGTTGTTAAGCAGGGATACGTAGAAGGACGTAGAGACTGCCAATTTTCTTGGTATTGTGATGGAAAGCCAGATAGAATGGTAGAGGAAGACGAACGCATAATAGCTTCTGCAATAGCAGAAGCAGTTATACAAGGTAGATTTGTAGATATTACTGATGGAGCTACTCATTACCACGCTAATCATATAACTCCTTATTGGAGTAGATCTCTTACAAGGATAGCAGCTATTGAAGACCATACTTTTTATAGATGGGAAACTGCTAATAATTAAAAAATGTCAGAAGAAAGAATTAACGATATTCAACAAAATATCTATACTTTACATGAGCGATCACAAAAAACAAAGAGTGAGTTAGAAACTCATGAAGCTGTTTGTGCAATTAGGTATCAAGGTATTGATGAAAAACTTGATAGACTCAGCCGTATGGTAGAAGAAAACAATAAACAAATTGCAGATTTACATCGTATAGCCACTGAAGGCAGAGTAGGGTTTAAAACTACAATGTTTTTAGGTAGTATAATGGTAGCAACAGCAGGATTTGTTTATACTCTAATGAGTATTTATAAAGGATAATAATGACAAAAGAAGAAATAAAGCAAGCATTTAAAATTATTATTTCTTCTCCTCCTACTGATATTTATAGAGAAGATTCAAATATCAGAGAAAGTAATGTAGAATTAAT